TTTAATACTACGCCTAATTTTGGAGTTAATTGGATTTTACTATCAATCATTTCAATTTTTGGTTTAACTTCCAACGCATTGAAATTCAAGTTAATTAAATTGCCACACTTGTGAGTTTTGTCGTCTTCAGAACCTGGAATATCATTGTTACATTTGTATTGTAAATCAATAATCTCACCAACAGATCGAGCTCTAAGGTTAAGAAACAAATACTCAAAATCCAAGATAGGTAAATCTTCAATGTCAATATCTGACAATAAACAGTTCCTCATAATTTGCTTGATGCCTAATACAACAGAATTTTCATCTTCTGATTCCATGGCCATCAACAATATTTTTTCTTCTTTGACCAAGAATGGTCTGAACTGTACTTTCCTTTTAAGAAGCGGCAGTTCTAGTTCATATAACGGTGTATCAATCTTAGGTAACATTCTATCTCCATTTTAAATTAAAATCTATTTCCAAAAATTGAGGATGCTGCAAATGAACCAAATATAGATGCAGCTGCCTCTTTCAAATCATATGTGCCTTCATAAATTGTTCTATATTTTTGATAAGCAAATTGAACACTCAGTCTGTGGAAATTATCGTCAGACCAAGATAGTGGTTGTGCAGCAATTGATACTGGAAAAGCATCAATTAATTCTACCGCATAAATTTGTTTGATAAAGTCATCATATTGAATGACTTTAATGTTTGTTAGATATCTAGACTCTTGGTCTTTTGCAAATCTTAAATTGTTTGTATCTGTTGGCATAATAGCTTCCATCCAACGGTCAAATAACTTTCTTTCATAAAAATCATTCGTACACATAAATGTCAGCGTTGTTTCTGTATATTGTGTTTGAAACGGAACTTTAAATGTTGGTCCATAAATCTTCACATCTGTTGTGCCAAATGTTTTTGATGGTAACTCGGCTGCTTCACATTGCATTGAAAGGTAACGTGTGATTGAAGGATTAGAAGACTTTGAATAACCTGATGGTGATTGTCCACCAAATGATGAAGACAATATCTCACTCACATCGGTTGCAATTGTATTTGGCAGATTGATAATTTTTTCTAGTAGACCAGCTTCAATAAATTTACCAATGTACTCTGGTATTGGTAGAATTACCTGAAAACGATTTGGTCTAGCGAGACCATCCTTTGCCTTAATATTAGACAAGAATAAATTTGGAGCGAATGACATTAGAATTTCTTTCTTGAATCGGAATATACTTTGTTTGTAGAAGCTCCAACAAAACTTTCCATTGGCAATAATGCAGCAATGTCCCACTCACCTGCTGAAATTTCCAGGAATCTTGACTGAACATGGTTAAACAGATATCTCTTAATGCAAGGTTGTGCTTCAAACAATTTAGATGCAGCTTTCAAAGTTTGATACGTTAATCGTAACCTTGTTGATGCGTCATACTTGTTATTATTGGCGTAATCACTTAATTTATCTAAAAGAATGATGCGTTGCTTTGGGTGAATGTAGTGTAGATTCAGCCCTAAAAAACCGTCTTGGTAACGTTCTATTGGTAAAACCAATGGGAACCTGTCGTAATATGGCAACGAATCCTTCGTTTTCGGATCATAAAAGTAAAAGTACATTTTTCCAATAATTGTGCCCTCTCTCAATCTGGTCATGTCATTCATTAACGATTGTTTCGATGGTTTTAAATCCGAAACTTTCGAACGAAGCCAATCACGTGACTTTCGAGTGCGTGGTGTTAATCCCTCTTTTTGCAGGGATGCATTAATTCTATCTATTAAATAAGCCATGCCGTATTTATACTAGATGCCTAGTTCTTTTTCAGTTATGATTTGAAATTGCCACCCATGTTCTCGGCAAAAGATATCAGCAGCTCTCCACTTTTCTTGATTTACCGCATAGGTTGCCGCTTCTTGAAGAAATCGGTGAGTCTTACGTTTTTGTACTGGCATCTTCGTTTGTGAATAAGGCTTAACCTCCCACAAGTAAGTCATCACCAGGCCGTCTTTCCGCCTAACCTTGACGATGAAATCTGGAAAGTAACGATGCATTTTTTGGTCAATTGGACTTCTGTAAGGAATAGGCAACTCCTCAGACCCCCACCAAATTACACCCGGATTGTCATCGAGGTATTTCATCACCATCTTTTCCCAACTTGAACGATAAATAATGTTTGTTGGGTCACCTTTATATTTCTGTGGGTTTTTAGGTTTGAATACACCCTTATAGGTTTGTCTGGTCATGTGGTATAAATAATAAGTAATAACTTGGGGTATATATGGCACTATTCACGCTTACGGACATACGATTTAATTCGGATAAAAATCGAACATCCAATAAAATAATTGGAGACAAATATAAGATTAACACTTTGCGTTATCCTATTGATTTGGGTGAAGTAGATAAAGGTCACTATATGGTGATTCATATAAACCAGCAAAGACGCACTCAGTTCCCTGGATTACCGACCAATGATGAAACTACTGCAGTACAGAATAGACTCGGTTTAAATCGTTTCAACGGCGGAGGATCTGATTTTATTTCAATCACACAAGGTGCTGTAACTGCTGCATCGCAACTAAACCTTGCACAAATTTCCGAAAACATACAAAAGAAATATAAGTTGTCAGCTGGCAGTCCTGAATTACAAAGACTATTGCAAAAAACTCAAGACGTATATTCTGCATCAGGATTGAAAGGTGTATCAGAATATTTTGCAGATAATGCTGCAACATATGCTAAAACCGGTCTTAGAACAACAAAACGTACAACAGATACAATTGCATTATACATGCCTGATACATTGGCGTTTTCTCAAAATCAAAGCTTTGCTGGACTTGAACTTGGAGGTGGACTGGCAGCAACCTTAGGTGCCGGTTTTTCTGGAATACAAAACATCGTTAATAGTGATGCAAGCAATACTGAAAAAGCAAACTATGCATTTAAAAATGCAACACCATTTGTTTTGAATGCTTTGGCTAACCTGGCAGGACAGGCTGGTCGTGCTGTATTTGCTGGGTTCACTGGAACAACTGTTAACCCAATGATGGAAGTTATATATTCTGCTCCTGAATTTAGAAGTTTTCGTTTTGATTTTATGTTTTATCCAAGAAGTCGCATTGAAGCAAAAGAGGTGCAAAATATTATACAGAGAATTAGATTTCACCAAGCACCAGAAGTATTAGGTAACAATTCAGCTGGTGGATTGGGTGGATATTTCTTGGTACCACCTTCAGAATTTGATATTAAATTCTTCTATAATGGAACTGAAAATCCAAACATACCATCAATTTCCACTTGCGTTTTACAAACAGTCGATGTGGATTATGCACCAAGTGGTTTTGCGGCATATGAAGTCCTAGAAGACAAAGGTGAGCCCAAATTAGGTTCAACTGGTATGCCAGTTGGTATTAGGCTTGGATTAGTGTTTAAAGAAACTCAAATTATTACCAAGTTTGATTTGGATCAAGAAGCTGATAGAGGCGGCGGTAGAAATTTCTTCTCTCAAGCCGAAAGAGATTCACCTGAGTTATCTAGATAATGATTTCATTGCGAATGTTTCGACCAATAAACTAAACAACCATGGCAAAATATTTTAACTACTTTCCACAAACGGCATATTATTTGTCGGACGATAACTCATCTTTGGATGTTGTCACGAATTTAATGTCTCGTTTCTCTTTCAATGCAGCATCAAAAGATAAATTGGTGATGTATTACAAATATGATATTTCTGATGGTGAGACTCCAGAAATCATTGCAGATAAATTGTATGGTTCACCGGAGAAACATTGGATCATTCTTTCGGTAAATAACATTAAGAATCCACAATTTGATTGGCCTTTGCGTTATAATGACTTAACAAAATATATTGACATAAAATATCGTGGTGCAACATATGCAAATACTGCAAACACAGGAACAGGATTATCTTGGTCTAAATCTCACACACATTCATATTACATAACTGAAAAACGTGTGATGCCATCTGGTAGTGACACGACCGAAACCATCATAATTGATGCTGCAACATTTGCAAATACAAATACAACATCTACTGTTGTATATACGTTATATGATTCTTCCAATGTTACAATAACAACAACAAAGTCTTCAATATCTTATTATGAATATGAGATAGAAGAAAATGAAACAAAAAGAACAATAGACATTCTTCGTCCAGAATTTGTAAAAACAATTGAACAAGAATTTAGAAACACCATTGCATAATGTCAGAATTAAATATACAAGAAACAACGCAATACAGAATTACTGAATTGATGTTGGTTACTAAGATTGGTTACATTGATATCACAGACAAATTTGAAGAGTTAAATATATTTGACTCGATGTTGAATCAATCAATGAGTGGAAATATTTTAATTCGTGATGCTATAGGTTTGTCGGAACAATTAATATTTGATGGTTCTGAAGTTTTGATCGTTAAGATTGGTAAAGATGAAGATGAGTTGATGATAAAGAAATCATTTCGAATATACAAACAATCTAATCGAGTTCCAGTAAATCAGTCTAGTGAAATTTACGTATTACATTTTGTTTCTGATGAGTATATTTTTTCATTGCAACAAAAAGTACAACACTATTATAACTTGACATATTCTGAAGCTGCTGTTAAAATTATGAATGATTATTTGGGCATCAAAAAAATTGGAATATATTCATCTTCTTCTGGTGTTCGAAATATTCTTGTTCCTTCTTTAGAGCCTTTGGTTGCTTTACAGTGGCTTGCAACTAGAGCTGTAGATGAAAATCAATCACCTGGATTTGTATTTTTTGAAAATAGAATGGGATTCAATTTTACAAATTTGAGTACACTGTTTTCTTTTCCGAGCTTAACTAGGGTAAATTTTAGTGCAAAAAACATTTCAGATAATCTAGGTGAAGAATTTACTGGTGCCAGAAGTTTTGAGGTTATCACACAAAATGATTTTGTTCGTAATACCAAATCTGGTGTTTATGCTGGTAAACTTATAGCATTTGATCCTTTGACAAAAACAATACAAGAACAACAACATACATATAAAGAGATGTATGATACTGGTGAACACGCAAATAAAAATCCAAACGTTTCTCTAATAAAAAATAGAGGCGGTCTATTTCAAACACAAATGTATGATTCCAGAATTGTGACTTATCCATTTTTTGGAAATAGAAGAAATAGTGATTTTATTAAAAAAAATTATCCAACATCGGTGTCATTGGATGAAGATACTGAAAATTATATATTTCAACGTGAAGCTATCTTTCAAAATTTATTCTCAAAACGTGTTAAATTAGTTTTACCAGGAAATTTTAATTTATCTTCTGGTTTTTGTATAGATTTAGATGTACCAAAAAGAAGTGTTTTGGCAGATGGTGAAAATCCATTCGATTCTTCATTGTATGGTAAATATTTAATTGTTGCCACACGACATATAATAAGACCAAATATGCATGAAGTTGTCATTGAAGCTGTAACAGATTCTTCAAATTATAAAGATAAAAATATCAATACTGTGTTTACAAGTACTGTTGACCAAGAGAAAGCGGCAAACTATTATGAATAATGATTATTATCAAAACTGGGTTGGTATTGTTGAAGATAGAAACGATCCAGTAAAGTTGCGTTGTAGGGTGCGTATTATTGGTATACATCCAATTAGTAAAGCACAAGTTCCAACTGAAGCTTTACCTTGGGCATCAATTTCTTGTCCACCTTCTTCAATGTTATCTCTGATGATGCCAAAGGAAGGTGATACTGTTGATGGTTACTTTATGCATGGTAATCCTGATTTTCCAGTGATTACTGGAGTTATTCACGGAATTAGATTAGAAGAACAAAATGACCAACTTGGTTTTAATGACCCACGAATACCAGAAATAATTGTTACAGCACCAAAACCTGCAAAAGGTGTCGTTTACGAACAAATTGGTGCGCCAGCAATGCCATTTATGGCTCTCGGAGATGTAACGTTAATAAAACAAACAACAATACATAAAGCAAATCAAAATAGAGAACACGTTTGTGATATTATTGGATTAATGGAACGAAATGCGGCGTTGCAGAGATTGCAATTTTCCGAATTTGTGACAAAGATTCGTGATGGCATCAAAGCTTTATTGAAAGCTTTAGGACTTACACCTAGTGGTGAAACAGTTTACTGGATTGAACAAGCAAAAATTCTTGCTCGAGAGTTGAGCAATATTGCTAAATCTATATCTGAATTGGCAGACCTTGCAACCGTAATTGTTGATTTTGCAAAAAAAGTTAGAGCTATGATTGATTATATTAATAGTTTGCCCGCAAAACTGTATAATTTGTTAAAACAATGTTTGTCTGAATTGGTAGCATCTCTGACTTCAGGTTTATCGGATTTATTTTCATTGGGTGGTACAACAGATTTTTCAGAAGCTATTGCAGCCTTCAATGATGTAAAGACAGCAGCTGGAGAAATTTATACTGCTGGATTAAAAGTGGTTGCAGCTCCCGTTGCTATAGTTCAAGCATTAACTACTCCAGGTAGTTCAACTGATATTGAAGCTGCAGGAGTAACGTTGAATACATACCTATCCAGTGTGAACCCAACATCAACTACAACTGATATAACTAAATATTCAACTAACTGATATGGCAACAAAACCAAAACCATCGGGTGATACTTCGTGGACAGAACCTGAGTCTCAGGCAAACGAAGAAACTTTGCCGAAATACCCATACAACCACGCAACTATATCTGAATCTGGCCACAGCTTTGAGTTAGATGATACTCCAGGTCGTGAGAGGATACGCCTCCAGCATGGCGGCGCACAGACTGATGGTATTGGTACTTTCTTTGAAATTCAATCTGATGGAACAAGAGTCCATAAGATTGTCGGTAATAATTATGAGATTGTTGCCAAAGATAATGATGTTGTTATTTCCGGTATGTGTTATGTTACAATAAAAGGAAATTCAATTGTAAATGTTATGGGTAACAAATATGAAAAAATTGCTGGAGATTATATCTTAGAAGTTGGTGGTAAATTAACTCAAACTGTTGGTAAAACATCTTCAATATTATCAAATGGTGATATGACAGTTGGTTGTGGTAATCCAGTTACGGGTCGTATGAAACTTGCAACAGGCGATCATCTATACTTACAAGGCGACTTAGTTGTATCTGGTGCATTAACTGCTGATATGATTACATCTCAAACTAAAGTTAATGCTGGTACAGGCATGAGAGCTGGGCCTTTAGGATTCGTAACACTACTTGGTGGTGTTGCCGCAGGATTAGATGTTGCAATACCAACAATGGTGACTGCTACAACAAACATTACTGCTGGAGCCGAAGTGTCCGCTCCCGTAGTTTTTGGCGGACAAGTAATGGACATTCGTGGATCAATGGAAATGATGCGAGCAATATATAATACACACACGCATCCAGCAAAACCAGTGACCGGCCCACCCTTTTCACTAATGTAATGAGGTAATATTATGGCAAGCATATATGAGAGATTAAATTTTAGTTTTGATACAGGTAAGTTTGGAGATGCAATTAATCTTTCCGACAATACAAAGAGTTATCTAAAAGCCGCACCAGTTAGACTTGAGACATGGCAAAAAGATGAATTGGCAAATGGTAGTATTGTCAAAACAGATTATTTTAAAAATCCAATGATTAACGTTACTGCGAGATTAAGTGATAACGTTAATACGATGAATCAGATTGTTCAAAGCATTGACACTTTCGACAATGGTTCTGGCACAGCAATGAAGGCCAATTTAACAAATTTGATTATTGAAATTAGAAACTATTTGAGTCATACATCAAATATCTCTGGTGTCACGGAAGCAAGAGCTAATATTTCGGACACTTCCAATGTGCTTACTCATTTTCCAGACTACAACAAGGCAGTTAGTGCCGGTGAACAAATTTTATTGTTGACTAGTTCAACCGATGGTGTTGCAAACACAGTTCCTTTGTTAGGCAATTTTACTAGTTTGTTTATTTCTGATGAAATTACTGCAAATGCTAACAATATTATTAATGACCTTGTGACAGTCAGAAATAGTGTTCGCATTGAAGTTGTTGGTGGAGAAACTCCAACCTCTTCAAATGTATCTAATTTATCGGCAAATCTTATCACAACCATAACTGCAAATGTTTTGGCAGCTAATACATTATTGTCTACCAGAAG